GAGGCATTATGACAGAAGGCGAAGATTGGATGTCTAATGTTGCTCACAAAAAGAACAATAAAAGAATGCATGAAGATTATCGTGATTTTGAACAAGCGGCACGTGAATTAAAAGAATCACAAGATCGAATGGCAATGTGTTATGAAAATATCGGACAACATTTAAACCGTTATTTTGATGTTCAATAATTTGGATATTTGATTGATATTTTTTATATTAAAGGCAATAAAATGAATAAACTAAAACAATTATATCGAGACTATTTTGGATTAACTGAACAAACAGCAAAAAAACATCCGGTGGTTCCTGGCTTAGATATAGAAGATACTGTAAATTTAACAAAATACAATAAAGAATTAACAAAAACAAAAGATCTTATGTCTGCAATGACATCGGAAGAAATCGACGAAGCTCGTTTAGATAATCGTATTACTGAGTATCAAGGCGGAGTTGAAATGGTAATGATCGATCCAGCATTAGCCAAACAAACATTGATGGATATTTTACAATGGACCAAGAAAAAAGGATTTGTTGTAGTAACTAAAAAATTGTCTGGAACTGGAAAAAGTGCATATATCTATTTTCGTTTAGGAGAAAATCCGGGCAAAGAAGCTCAACGAATTCAAGGGTATATATCACAATTACCAAACATCAAACATTTTAGATTCAAAGTAAGAAATCAACCAGAACAACCGGTTGCATAAAATTATAAACAAGTTATATGAGTAAAAAACAAAAACAACATCAACAAACAGTACCGGGAAAATCATTAGCTGTCAACGTTATCGGATCTACCAGAGAAGATTTAGCATTTGCACTTAAAGCATGGAAACGCAAAGTAAAATCTGCCGGGATTTTAGAACAAACTAAAGATAGACGAGAATTTATCAAACCAGGAGTAATAAAGCGTCAGAAATTGCAACATGCAAAGTTTATGCAAATGGTACGCAATCAACATGCAAATTAAAATCTTATAAGCGTTTCCAAATTGCGCCGTATAAGTCCTAATTAAGCCCTAGCCGTAAAAAGTTAGGGCTTTTTTACTGTTTTTTCATTCATGCTTATATTTATTCTTAGAATACGCTATTCCTACCTTAATATAGCGTGAAAGACAATTAAAAATATTCTATTAAGATTTCAAATAATCTTATTTCCAAAAAACAAAATTTAGGAGTAAAACTTATGGCAAAATCAGATTTGCTAAAAGAAGCAATCGCTGACGCTCGTGCTGTTAAAGAAACTGCATTAGCAAACGCAAAGATCGCTCTACAAGAAGCATTTGCCCCAAGAATCCAACGTATGATTTCTGATCAGATCGAGAACGAACTTGATAGTGAAGAAGAATTGCCAGCTGAAGAGCCAGCAATGGACGATATGGGTGATATGGGTGATGTACCTGCAGAGGACGAAACACAAGGTGTTGACTGGGTCGATAACGACATTTCATTCAACGTAGGCGGACAAACATTTGACGCTGAAATTGATAATGCAATGGAAGACGACGAGGAAATGCCGCAAGACGACATGATGGGTGACGAAGAAGCACCAATGCCAGATGACATGATGGGTGACGATGAAATCACAGATGAGTACAATGAAGATCTTAATCTTGAAGCAATCATCCGTGAATTAGAAGGCGATCTAGAAGAAGGCGACGACATGTTGGACGACGAACCGATGATGGAGAAACGTTACGGCATGAAGATGAATCCACAAGAAATGGAAGAAGGCGACGACATGGATGAGGACATGAACATCGATGAAATCATTGAATCAATCTTACGCGAAGAAGACGAAGAAGACAAAGAAGACGAAATGCCAGAAGAAGATTCAGTAATGGAAGCCATGAAAGCTGAGTTAGAAGAAGCTTACAATGCAATTCACATCATGAAGTCAACAATTTCAGAAGTTAACTTGCTTAATGCAAAACTTCTTTACACAAACAAATTGTTCCGTAACTTTGAGTTAACAGAAGGTCAAAAAATAAAAGTAATTGAAAACTTTGACAGAGCTGGAAACACAAGAGAAGTTAAATTAGTATTTAGTACATTGGCTGAATCATTCAATCGCCCATCAACTAAAAAACGCGTAGTTAAAGAATCGTATGCATCTAAACCAGCTGCATCAACGGCTCCAAAGAAAGAAACTACTCAAGTTTTAACTGAAGGCTTTGAATTAGCTAATCGTTGGAAAAAATTAGCAGGATTGCTATAACATTAAAAAAAGGAAAAAGAAATGTCAATTTCAAATTTATTACAAACAAATGACTTCGTTCAAAGAAACAATGCTAAATTAGCAGTTTCTAAATGGGAGAAGACAGGATTGTTAGAAGGTCTTAGAACCGAAACTGAAAAAGCCGGAATGGCTCAATTGCTTGAAAACCAAGCACGTCAATTAGTAAAAGAAGCATCGTCTACAGGTACAACAGCAGGATCTGAAGAGTGGGCTGGTGTTGCTTTACCATTAGTAAGAAGAATCTTTGCTGAATTTGCAGCAAAAGAATTTGTATCAGTTCAACCAATGAACTTGCCATCTGGTCTAGTATTTTACTTAGATTTTAAATATGGTACAGCTCAACCAGGATTTGATGATGATAACTTAAACAGAACAGGTGATCCATTTGGTAACCCTAATGCATTAGACTCTATGTTCGGTGTAACAACTACAGGTTCAGATGCAGCAGGTGGTTTATATGGTGCAGGTCGTTTTGGTTACTCAATGAACGAAACTTCAAGTACAGCAGCAACAGTTAGTACTGGTTCTGTAGCTGGTTCTGGATCTGTTAACTTTGACGGTAACTTTACAAGTGCATTAACTTCTTACAAAAGAATTACTGTTGCAACTTCATCATTGCCAGGTTTAGATCCATTAGCAGTTCGTTCATTTGCATTAGTTTCTGGGTCAACTCCATTAGCTAACTATGCAGCATTCACTAGATTAGACGGAACAACAGTTGGTTCAATCGATTTCATTATCGACTCTACAGCTGTAACTACAGGATCTTTCTCATTAACAGTTAAATATAGCAAACAACCAACTGATGTTACTAGAGGTGATTTTGAGGACAATATTGGACAATTCAGCAATGGATACAATACCAATATTGATATTCCAGAAATTAACTTGGAAATGCAATCAGATCCAATCGTTGCTAAAACACGTAAGTTGAAAGCAGTATGGACTCCAGAATTTGCTCAAGATTTAAACGCTTACCATTCAATTGATGCTGAAGCAGAATTAACTTCAATGTTATCTGAGTACGTATCTATGGAAATCGATTTAGAGATCTTGGACATGTTAATCTCTGCAGCTCCAACAACTGAGTATTGGTCAGCATTGAACAACAACATCTGGAATGGAACTTCATTCACACAAGCAGCAGCTGGTTCAGTTGGTGCAGCAGGTGATGGTTTCTATAACACTCAAGGTGGTTGGTTCCAAACATTAGGTACTAAACTTCAAAAAGTATCTAACAAAATCCACCAAAAAACTTTAAGAGGTGGTGCTAATTTCTTAGTAACAAGTCCATCAGTAGCAACAATCCTTGAGTCTATCCCAGGATTTGCAGCAGATACAGACGGTACTAAAATGGAATTTGCAGCTGGTGTTCAAAAAATTGGTGCGATTAATAATCGTTACACAGTTTACAAAAACCCATACATGACAGAAAACGTAATCTTAATGGGATTCAGAGGTGCTCAGTTCTTAGAAACAGGTGCTGTATTTAGTCCATATATTCCGTTGATCATGACTCCATTAGTATACGATCCAGTTAACTTCACACCACGTAAAGGTGTTATGACACGTTACGCGAAAAAAGTAGTTCGTTCAGAATTCTACGGTAAAGTATACGTACACGGATTGAATACTCTTTAATATTTAATTTGAATTATTTTAATTAATGATTTATTGAATTAAGGAATAAGGAAAGGGGTGGCTTCGGTCATCCCTTTTTTACTGTTCGAATATTTATAATAAAGGAAGTATATGGCAGTTCCTAGGAACAAATATTCAATGCAGGCAATAGTTCGATATGATGGTCGACTAATTGATGTTTTAGATCGCATACGAGCAATTCGTTTAGTACTCATGGTTCATATAGAACAAGATTTAGGACCAGACAAAGAATTAATTACAATCAAAATTTTAACTCAATATCCTCCCCGAGATACATATCGCGCTATACAAAAACTATGTGTAGGTAAAATTGATACACTCAAAGAAATGATATTGAAAGAATCAACACTCACAAAAACATTTTAAATTTAACAAAAGGTTATTATGGCAACACCGAATAAGGAGAAAACTCCACCGAAGAACGACATTAAATTTTCAATTGCATTATCGGAAGAACAAAAAGAAGCAAAAACAAAAATTATTGAAACTCCATTCAATTTTATATTAGGTAAAGCCGGATCTGGAAAAACATTGTTAGCAGTACAAATTGCATTAGATTTATTCTTTAAACGAAGAACCAACAAAATAATCATAACACGTCCCACAGTATCAACAGAAGACAATGGATTCTTGCCAGGATCAGAACGTGAAAAAATGGAGCCATGGTTAGTTCCAATTCGTAGCAATATGCGAAAAGTTTATAATAAACCAGAAATTCTAGAAAAAATGGAACGCGAAGAAAACATTGAATTAGTTTCATTGGCACACTTCCGAGGTCGTACATTTGATAATGCAGTTTGCATTGTGGATGAATTTCAAAATTTAACTAAACAACAGTTGCAAATGGTACTGTCTAGATTAGGTAAAGATAGCATCATGATTTTATGTGGAGATAAGTATCAAATAGATTTGAAATTTAAAAATGATTCTGCCACACACGAAGTGCCTAAAATTAGAAATTCAAAATGGGTCAATGAAATTATTTTAACGGATAATCATAGACATGAAGCATTAGATGAGATTTTGACACTCTTAAACGAATAACAACAATATTTATATATAAAAGGAAAACATAATGGATTATAATAAAATATATACACATCTTATTAATCGAGCTCTAGATGAGTGTCGGATAAAATGTGATAATATTTATTATGAAAAACATCATATTATTCCTAGATGTTTAAATGGTAGCAATGATAAAACAAATTTAGTGTTGTTAACTGCCCGAGAGCATTTCATCGCTCATAAACTTCTTTGCAAAATTTACCCGGATAATGATAAATTAAAGTATGCGTTATGGGCAATGATTAATCTAAATAATTCAAATCAATCTAGGTTGTATAAAATTACATCTCGGGAATATCAATCAGCCCGTACCAGTTATATACAATTAGCAAAAAAGCCAAAAAGTGCAGAACATCGATTAAAATTAAAACAATCGTGGACCGATGAGAGACGCCAGACTGAATCATGCAGAAAGTTAGGCAAAAAGATTAATTATAAAAATGGTGTTTCTCCACTTAAAGGTACAAAAAAACCAAAAGAATTAATATTATGTGGTGAACTACATTATAATTTTGGAAAGAATCTAAGTTCCGAAACTAAAACTAAAATAAAAAATACATTAACCGGATATATACATTCAGATGTAACAAAACAAAAAATGAAAGATTCGGCAAACAATAAACCATACATTGAATGCCCACATTGTTCAATGAAATCAAAATCCGGAGGCAATATGAATCGATATCATTTCAATAATTGTAAATTTAAAGGAGATAACTAATGGCCGATTATTCAGTACAAAAGCCAATCTGGCCAGGAAGTTCATCATTTACGACAGGATCAACGCCGTTTGGATTTTTTGACAATGATCCTATGTTTCAACAGCATGCAGACAAATTTGCAAAATATGCAGCACAGCATATTGGATATCCAATCATGGATGTCGAACTTCAAGATATAAATTTCTACACAGCATTTGAAGCTGCGACAATGGAATATTCAAATCAGATTAATCAAGTTAACATTGTTAATAATTTGATGAATACATTGGGTATACAAACCGGATCTGGATTTATGTCTGGGTCTAGTTTTACCGGACAACAAGTAGGTAACTCATTTGGATACATTTCGAAACTATCAAAAGCATATGGTACAGAAGCTGATTCAGGAGGAACCGCACGTTGGTACAAAGCTAGGATAGATATGACGCCCGGCCAGCAAACATATAGTATTAGAACAGCTGTATCTAATTCTTTAGGTATCACATTATCAAATACTAGTTCGATCGAAATTAAACGGGTACTACATAATCCGCCGCCAGCAATTGTTAGATATTTTGACCCATTCGTTGGTACTGGATTGGGTTCACAGCAATTACTTGATTCATTTAACTTTGGAGGATTCTCGCCGTCAATTAGTTTTATGATGATGCCAATCAATGCTGATTTAATGAGATTGCAAGCAATTGAGTTTAATGATCAAGTACGTAAATCTCATTATTCATTTGAAGTACATGGAGATGATATTAAGTTCTGGCCAGTGCCAACATCAGGTACCGGTTCTGCATCATCAACTATATTTTATGGCCAAGTTTGGTTTGAGTTTTTATTTGAAGAACAAAAAAATAATGATGCCCTTTTATTTGGTAATACCGCACTTGTTAAAGGGGCAGTAAGTGACGCATCCAATATACCATATACATATCAAACATACAGTAGCATTAATGATATGGGGCGTGCGTGGATTATTAAATACGGATCATCACTTGCAAAAGAAATGTTAGGGTTTGTTCGTAATAAATATTCGACAGTACCTATACCAAATTCCGAAGTAACACTGAATGGATCTGAATTAGTATCTAGTGCGCAATCAGAAAAAGAAACATTGATTACGCAGCTTCGAGAATTCTTAGACAAACTAACAAAAGAACAAATGTTAACACGTCAAAATACAGAAGCTACACAGATGAATGAAATACTTGGCAAAGTGCCATTAAAAATATATGTTGGTTAAGGAGTATAAATTATGGCATTATTTGGAGGAATACGAGATGCTAAATTTTTAGCAGCAGTTAACTCAGAATTATTAAATTCAATTATCGATACCGAAATTGAGTTTTTTAAATTAATTGTAGCAGCAAGCAACTCAAACTTATACGGCGAAGCAGAATTAAAATCATATTACGATTCAATTTTAATTCCGTGCTTAATCACAAAAGAAACAAAAACAGCAACCATGGATGATTACGGTCATACATATACCAGAACAGCTCAATTTGCAGTATCCCGTGATATTCTAGAAAAAGCTGATTTTTATCCGGAAGTTGGTGATATTATATTTTGGGACAATGAATATTATGAACTAGACAATGTTGATGCAAATCAATACTTTGCTGGTAAAAATCCAGACACGTGGCCAAATGGTTCAAACCATGGTTACAGTGTATCTGTAGTTTGTGATGCCCATGCAACAAGACAAACACCACAAGGAATAACAAATATAAGACGCGGAGGAAACAATATGCCTCCTTCATATAAAGGATTTTAATGCCTAGATTGAACAGAGAAGATATCGATCGAAAAACAAATAAACCTAATCCAACACGAACTGAAGGATTAGCGGATGATCTGATATTGAACAGAGCTTATCAAACTCGTCGTGATGATGATGTAATACGAACTAAACAACGTACGGTGTATGATATTGACTTTGCAATCAAATGGTTTATTGAAAATGAAATGCGTCCACAGATAACAGCAGCAGATCAATTGATTCCGATTCCTGTAATTTTTACTAATGGTGAAAAATGGGACAATGTACGCCGTTTAGGATATTTACGTGACGAAAAAGGAATGCTTCAATCTCCAGTTATCATGTTGAAAAGAAACAGTGTAGTTGAAAGAGATGCCCAAAGAACATTGGATGTCAATCGACCACAAGCAGCAAATCATCTTGTATATCGCAGCCGATACAATGAACGTAATCGATATGAAGATGAATTGTTTCCAATACCAATTCCAAAACCAGCAGACTCCGAAAAAATTTATGTGATTGATGTCCCTAAATATGTTACTATTGAATATGACATGATGATTTGGTGTGACTTTACATCTCAATTGAATTCAGTTGTAGATCAAATATTACCGTACGGACGTTTCAGTTGGGGTAATGAATTCAATAAATTTCCAACCGCTATTGGTCAATTTAGTTTTGAAACAGTAAACACAGTCGGTGAAGATCGATTAGTACGAGCTACAGTACCAATAACGGTGCAAGGCACATTGTTGTCAGCTCAGGAAAGTCGAGTTGAAACTCTTAAAAAAATGTATTCGGTTAAGAGATTATCATTTAACCAATATGTTGATGTAGCTGTTGATTTATTTAGCACTACAATTGTACCAGCAGCAATTTTACGTGCAGCTTCATCTGGTGCAAATATAAATGTAACCGGAGCCACAACAGCAACACTTACGGCACAAGCCATGATTTATCTAACTAATTTAACTGATCAACAAGCTGTATGGGTTGATTCAACAACGGTTAGTGTATCTAACTATGCAGCAATCAATCCAGTAACCAATCAAATAGCAAGTGTTAATGAGTTTGATGTGTATATCAACGGCCAATATATTGACAAACAATTGTATGCATGGACGCCTAGTGATTATACAATTCAAACCATTGTGTTTGATACCGCAGCATTAGGATATCCTATAGAATCTACCGATGTTATAATTATAAATGGAAGGTGGATTTAATGGGAAGACAATTAAAATTAGCACAAGTAGAATCAGAAATATTGCAGTATTCATCATCTGCAAATTTCCCGCAGCCTACTGGTTCTATTAAATATTTATACTTAGATCAATCAGCTAATACATTGTATCGATGGGATGCATTATCTGGATTAAATGGTGAATATGTTCTTTTAAATAGTGCAACGACACCACCTACATCGGGATCTGCAGAAGGCGAATTATACTTTGCAGATCTAGTAACTAGTGCTAGATTAATGCCATGTACATACAATAACGGCGTATCTGGCAGTGGCGCAACTTTAATATCGACTGGCTCTATTGCATTAGGACAATTTAATCAACCCGGTAAAATAGATAATACTACTCCATTAGCAGATGATATTATATTAGTTAGAAGTGAGGCGGCTGCATTAAGAAATGGATTATATTCAATAACCGATCTAGGAAGTCCTACATCATCTTTTGTTTTAACACGGGTATCATATTATGATACCGGTTCTGAGGTGTATCCATCTCAAATTACAGGACTTCGAGGCACAACAGGTGCCAACCAAACTTATATACAACAAACTCCTAATCCTATAATTGGGACTAGCTCAATTGTATTTTCACAGTCACCATCTACATCAACACAAACACTTCCTATACTATTCATAGATACTGTTACAACAGCGCCATTGCCACTATCTACTTATGCATCAGGATCAACATATGTTGGGTTTCCTGGCGCTGGGGCTACATTAACAGCAACAGCAAGTGGAGCATTGGGAGTAATTGGAGGCGTAACTGCATCATCTGGCGTAAGATTGTTAGCAGTTAGTGAATCAAATCCTGTACGAAACGGATCATACACAGTAACAGCTCCCGGCTCTGCAACTACACCATGGAAGCTAACCAGAATAGATTACTGGACCAGCATGCAACCTAATGTTAAAGAGTTTGTGGTAAGCCGATTTGGTGCAACAGAATATGGTTCTAGATATGTGCTACAAAGTTCATCTATTACTCCAGCAAATATTGGAATATCGCAAGCATTAATATTTCAAAAATATTTATATCAAGCATCTGGTAGTGGTGGATCATCTATCCCAGCATTCCCATTTACAGGATCTGCAACTATTACCGGTTCATTAACTGTAACAGGGTCGATTGTTGCAACTACTGGATTTACTGGAAGTTTATTAGGTACCGCTTCATTTGCTCAAACTGCTAGCTATGCTTTAAATGCGGTAAGTTCAAGCTACGCAGCAACAGCATCGCTAGCCCCATTATACTTACCATTAACTGGCGGAACTATATCAGGCAATGTATCAGTATTAGGAACAGCATCAATTGCTTTTTTAAACGTAACATATGAATCAGCTTCAGTTATATATTCAAGTGGTTCAAATCAATTCGGAGATGCTACAAACGACACTCAAACATTAATCGGCCGAACAATTGTTAGTGGTAGTTTAGAAGTTACCGGCTCTGCAAATTTGCCAAGTATTACCGGAAGTTTATTTGGTACAGCATCATTTGCAACTACATCATCTTATGCATTAAATGCTTTAAGTGCGTCATGGGCACCTAGTGTATCACCATTCCCATTTACTGGATCTGCTCTTATAACAGGTAGTTTAGGAGTGACAGGATCTGTAAACGTAAGTGGATCTACAACTCAAATAGGAAACAACACATTAGTAGGTCAAACAAATTTGTCTGGATCAATTTATGTATCCGGATCAATTAATGCACTAGCAGATCTAACTTTAGCAGGAACATTTCGTTTAGACCCAGCACAAGATCCAGGCGGTACAAACCTAACAGCATCATTTCTGTTCACATCAGCATCAAATACAACACAAGGATATGATTTATATTATCGTCAAAATGGTAATCTAGTTAAGTTCAAGTGGCTTGAAGGTGGAATAAGTAGTGGTCTTTTGTATGGAGGTATTATATCTGCATCGGGGGCTACCATATATGTATCATCGGGCTCCGGCGTGATACTTGATCCTAATGCTAGTTTTTCATCAGAGATTAATCCACAGTTTACCTATGTAACATGGCCGAATTATTCAGCATCTGCTACGTATTTAACTTCATCACAAAACACATACATATACGTTGATAGTGTAGGAACAATACATCAGCAAATTGACTTTTTTGATCAAACACAGTATGAACAAGCAATTCCTTTAGGTCGAGCAACCCACCCCAACTACTCAACAATAACCGGTGTCGGTAGCAATGTACAAACTACATATGATAGTGATAGTCAACAAAGTGCTTTTATTAGAGCATTTGGTCCATTAAAGATAGACGGATTTTCAATTAATGCACATCCTGGAACTTTAGGCTTTGGTATAGGTAATGGTGTTGCATTTCAAATGGGCGGATTTTATCCACAAAATCCAAATAGTCCATCTCACTATCACGGCAATGCTTTTGCAACCTCATCAATAGCTCGAGC